AGGCTTTTCCTCTGCAAAGACATATTCATTAAGCTGGTTGATAGCATCTGCAATATTCTCCGCATTGCCACGGGAAACGTATTGCAAAGGTTCTCCCATCAGATACCCAGACTTGAAAGATACTATCTCATTCGCCCGGTTCTCAACAATTTGATTGCAAATCTCTGGTCTAACCTGTTTTTCACGGTTCAGAATAGGCTGTCGGCCTTTATAGTAATTCCAGAGATATTGAATTTCGCTTCGGTTTTTCCAATGATACGGAAGCGCCTTACGCAGTATCGCAACTACATTCCCAGCAGTTACTTCTGTTTCATCAGTTTTAATCATACGTCTGCCATGCAACATCATACTCACGCAAGCCCACCTCCTTCAAAGCATAGTTTTACCTACCTTGATTATACCGCTCTCCAATGCTTATGTCAACAACTAATTTATTTATAGCATTGGAGAAAATCAACATGGTCTTTTGAATATTTCAACCTTCGCTCCTACAAGTCCTCTCAATTCATTTTCCAACAAAGAAAGAGAGTCCGGGGCATCGTCATGCGGAACTTTACCCGAACGAGTGTATGTAGTCACTTGCTTCATAAACTCTGCATACTGGCTATTCCGGGCATAAGTAGACGGGTCTTTGAAGTAAAACTTTTTGATGATGGTATCAGAAGCAAACTCAATACGTGTCTGCTTGTTACTAATAGTCCGTTTTGTTCGGATACTACACCCCATGTATTTTCTCTCTGTCAATATCTGCTGTACATCCCTTGCAAAATACGAACCCGCATTGTTGCTTTCAAATGTAGCAGCAGCCACCAGATTATCAATAAGAGTTTTTGCACATTCGGGTTTGGTTATTTCTGGGGGCGAGTCATCAAACACCACATCAACAATATACACTTCATCCCCGTAGACTGCGGCAATCGGCATAGAACAATAGTCGGAACCAGTATCCGCAGTATCGCATACCGCAATAACGCTATCCGGGTCACGGTCAACGGGAAGTTCAAAGAACCTGTTCAAGCTGCTCTCCGGGAACAGCAGCCCCTTTGCTTCAAACGGTTGCTGTTGAAACTCACTCTCGAACTGCTCTGCCGATAGCATATCACGCTGGTCACGGAAATACTGGGTGGTAAAGATTTTCTTTCCCTCACGCATATACTCAAAGTTGCTTTCGTCAGTGGTGGGGTCAAGCGCTGGGGTTTCAATGACCTTTACCCGCTTTCCCTGCTTTTTCATTTCCTCCTGCAAATGACCAATAGGGTCATATAGGGAATATCGTGTACCGCAAATAACGATAGGCGTACCCTCAATGGCACGTCCGATAATATCACCAGAAATAATCTCCCACTTGTCATCAAGCCGCTGTCTGTTCTTCGCTTCCTCACGGCCTTCCACACAGTCATCCAGGTACAGAAGGTTAGTTGCTTCGGAAAGACCTACTTGTCGTGCATCAATGGAACGACACATGACCGTAGGGAAACGGGACTTGTGCAATAGGTTCAGTGTCTTTGTATCGGCGTTGGTTTGTACCAGTTTACTTTCTGGAAAAATGTCATAAAAGTGGTAGTCGCTGGGAGTCTGTAAGTATTCCAGACAGCCCAGATAAAAGGATTTTACAAGGTCATCACCCGTACCCTCCATCAGAGTTGAGCGGTCTGGAAATTTCCCGGACAGCATATTTGTGAAGTTTATACCCAACTGGGACTTGCCCGCTCTCTTAGGCATGGAGATAGAGAGAAAGTCCAGTTTGCCATCCAGAATATCCTGGTAAGCGTCTACATATCGCTTGAGATAATGACGGCGTGGCTGATAGAACTTCTTGTCCAAGGGCTTTCCAAACTCTACCGCCTGCAAATAGTCATCAAAGAAATGCGGCGCTCCAAACAGTAGGGAGCGAAACAATAGGTCATTGAACCTCTCCGCAGCAAGGAAGTCCCCACGGTCAACAACGCTCCGCAGCGCAAAGCCTATCTTCGTTCTAAAGGAATGGTTCCATTCGTGCGCTACCCGGAAATCCACCTTCTCATACTCCCGGCACAAATCAAATAGGTCATTGTATGGCTCAATATCTAAAGGACGAGTCTGGATAGCCTGCTCAATATTTGCCTTTAGTTTCAAATAATTCATTGTGTACCTCCGCAAAAAAAATATGGGACTGCCTATTAAGACAGTCCCATTGGACAAACCGCAACTTCTTTGCGGCTTTTATATTATCAGAAAAACCTTGCTTCCCAAGGGCGGTAGAACCATTGCTTTCTTCGTATCTTTTCTTGCGACCTTGCTGTGCTTCTTTTGCAAATTTTCTCAACTGTCCCCAGGAACGTAGCCCCTGCGGTATCCTTCCATGAAGGATATATCATGGTTCCGTAAAGTCTGATACGTGGAAGCCTTGTCTTTGTAACCTTACACACCAGGAACGTAAGCAGGAACAGTGGAATGGTGAAAACATTCATGCACAAAAGAAAGAACAATGCAATTAGAAGCGTGGTAAACCAGAATATGCAATAGAACAGACCTATAAACACGTTGAGTACCTTTATCATAAAATTGCTCCTTTCAGTTCAGCAATGCCTTGTGCTGCCCTTTTACCCATTCTCCATCTTTTCCGTAGCGGTAGTACCCTTCATAAGTTTTTCGGTTATTCAAGATACTTTGGACTGTACTAATAACAAAGGATTTGCCATTTCGGGTCTTAAACCCTTCCCGGTTTAGTGCATCCACAATATCCGTCATCACGACTCCGCTATCTCTTAACTCAAAAACCTTCAACACAATGGGTGCTTCTTCTGGGTTGACAACCAGCATTTTATTCTCCACCTTGTAACCCATAGGCGCACGTCCACCAGAATAACCGCCCTGGGACGCTTTGACTTTTCTCCCGGCACTGGTTCGTTTATTGATATTATTTCGCTCCATGTCAGCCACGCATAGAGTAAAGGCTTCCAGCATAGGGGCGAATACACCGAACGCTTCAAAATCCTCTGCAATGGATATTAGCTTAATATCCTTTTTCAGCAGCATCATCTTGTAGTAATAATACACGTTTATGTCACGGGCTACACGGTCAGACTTCGCAACAATAACAGCTTCATAGGGAGGATTGGTTATTTCGCCGTAGATAATCTCGTCAAACCCCGGACGCTCTTTTGCACCAGACTCACCTTCATCCCGAAACCACCGCACGATATTCATGTTATGGTCTTTGGCATATTCCTCAATCTGTTGCTTCTGAACATCCAGACCAAATTTATCTTCACCAACCTGTCCTTCGGTTGAAACACGTACATACCCAATAACGTTAATCATACCTTCGCTCCCTCCGTTTACGTTTATTATACCCAAAGTAAGCGTAAATGTCAAGGAAGCCTTTTTGTTTTTTGTGGATTTTCAGAAATAGAGGATGTAGAGCATTTTCTTATTTTGCATCAACTTCTCTTAGATAGACCCTTACTAAGAAGAAGTTATAGAGAAAACGAGTTTTACTCTACAAAGTCTTGAGGAATGAACCCATCTTTTTTTATTTTTTGGCTATATTCCACGGTCACCCGCCACGCCAGACCCCGCCCGAAATCCCCCACCCGCCCCGGCTCCCAGAGAAACCCGACAGGACAGGCCGAACCAGGCCGGGGCAGCCAGCCGGGGCAGCAGTCAAAAGAAATTACGTTTAATCTTGAATAACCTCTTGACACTTACGTTTAATCGTGATACAATGTAAACGTAAAGAAAAGAGCGAACCCCGACCGCCGACCAAAGCCAACCGGGGAACGCTCCACACCACCACAACAACGGCGGCAGGTACAGCATACCACAGCCGCCCCATAATTGAAAGGGGTTTCACTATGAAAAAGTATTTCAATGTTTCGTTCAAGTATTCCGAAAATGTCTATTGCGCCAACATTGCCCACGCAGAAAGCGCCGCAGACGTTGAAAAGGAGTATTCCCGTTATGAGTGGGTCAGCGTTTCGGACGCTTCCGATTATGACGTTGAAGAAGCCCGCCGCCGTGGTAAGCCCATTATTGAAGTAGAAGCACCCGCCGCCCAGGAAGCACAGCAGGAAGCCCAGCAGGAAGCCCAGCAGGAAGCCGCAGCCCCTACCCTGTGCGGACGGATGACCGCAGAACTGGAAGCCCGCACAGACCGCAGCGCATGGGACAAAGGCGTTACAGCCTACTCCCTGGAACTGGTGGAAGGTCTGGAAGAAACCGCCGACTATAACAAACGCAACCCCGAAACCGTGCAGGAGTGCAAAGCGTGGTTGCTCAATGGGGCGCAGGACTGGGAGCAATACAGCTATGGCGGGTCTGCTCTTATCTATGACGGGGACATTGCCGCCCGCCTGTGCTGCCCCTCTGAACTGAAAAAGACCAGGGACGGGGAGCGCAACCCAAACAGCCGGGAAACATGGCTTGACGTTCAAGCCCGTGCTTTGTTCCAGGCTTGCAACCGGGTTTTGAAACTGTATCGCCGTATTGTAAAGGAGGGCTAAACCATGACCACCAACAAGAGCAAGCCCAGCAGCTACAACGCCGTTACCCCGTCCGCAATCGCCTATGATATTCAAGTTATGGCGGCATACATTGCCGAAAGGGGCAGAGCGTGAAGCAATGCGGCAGCGGTTGAGCCAGTGCAACAAGACCCAGCTTAAAGCCATAGCCGCCGAACTGGACACCGTGCAAAAGCGCATTGACTGGATTATTGACGGCAAGTATTGAACCACAAGCCCCGGACGGCGCACAGCCTGCCGGGGCTTTCTTAGGAGGTACAGCCATTGAAAAGGGAATGGACAACGCCCACGGGCGAATATTACCAGCTTTACAAGGATATGCTACAACAGCCGCACTTGCTCATAGCAGGCGCAACGGGCAGCGGTAAAAGCGTGGTCATAAATGGGTTGATATATACCGCCCTCTATGACAGCCCCGCCGCCGTGCAACTGATATTGATAGACCCTAAACGGGTTGAACTGGTGGACTATAAGCCGTTGCCGCATACCGTGCAGTATGCCAGCGAACCGGGGGACATGGTGCAAGCCCTTGAACGGGCTATGACCATCACAGAAGCCCGCTACAAGTCAATGCAGGCGCAGCACGTCAAGAAGTACCCAGGCGGGGCGCTGTATGTCATCATTGACGAATTAGCCGACCTAATGACCACAGACCGCCGCCATGTGCAACCACTCTTGCAAAGGCTTTGCCAGATAGGGCGGGCGGCAAATGTCCACGTTATAGCCGCCACGCAATGCCCGCTTTCCTCTGTCATCCCTACGCCCATAAAAGTAAACTTTGATGCACGGGTTGCACTGCGTACCAGGTCAGCCCAGGACAGCCGAAATATATTAGGGGTCAAGGGGTGCGAACTCTTGCCCAGATACGGAAAAGGGTACTACATGACCCCGGACGGCTCCACGCTCTACAATATCCCTATGCAAGCCCCGGACGCAGTGCAAACCATGCTTGACTACTGGAAGCACCAGAAACCCCGCATAAAGCTATTTTAAGCCCAGACAGCCCCGGACAGGTTCACAGCCTGCCGGGGTTTTTGTTTGCTCTTTTGGGCATACTATGACAGGACGCAGAAAGCCCCGGCAGCAGTCCGCAAACCGTGCCGGGGTTGGTGTGGGTATGGTTGCCCCTGGTCAATCCGTTGGGGCTTTCTGTGCCTTTCTGGGCATTTTGACAGCCTTTGCTTTCTGTCCTTCTGCTATGAAAGCAGGGTTTTCTGCACCTTCTGGCAGTTCGTCCATAACCCCTTCTGGAAGCCCTTCTGCAACACCATAGGTGTTTTCAAGGTACTTCTGTTTAAGCGCTTCTGCGTCCTTCTGCTCTCCAAGGGGGCTTGTGTTGGGAGTGAGGACAACTTCTTGCTGGTCTTTCATGCCGTCATAGTTCTTCTGCCAAAAAATACCAGTAACGGGATTGACCTTGCCGTCCTCCATCAAACCTTCACGATACATAGCGCAAAATTGCTGCACTTTTTTTACAAAGTCGGTGCGGGCAGGGTTCCCTAAAGACCTATTGACCCATTCCCATGCAATACCCTTGTCTATACCTATTGCAGCATACGCTGCTTGATTGCCTACCTTCATATCCCATTCTGCACACAGTTTCAGATAACGCTGGAAACGCCGTTCCATTTCTTCTACATCGTTATAGTCAAGAGGTTCAGTAGGAGTAATAGCCAGCATGAAAGCAATACGCCTGCTATTGTATCCTTCTGGAATATCGGGATTCTGTTCAATCGGCAACGGATTGTCCATCCTTTTCTGCCGGGGCTTCGTGTCCTTCGCTCCTTGCGTCCGTGCCATCCTCCTGTACCTCCTTCATCACATTCTGCGCTTTATGCCCCTTCTGGGGCTTTCTGGCTTCCTTCTGGCTTTTCTCTGATTTTTCTCTTGCCCATCTTTCTACATAGCTTTCCATTGTCGTTTCCTCCTTCTGAATAATAGATTTAGAGATTGTAGAGCAAAATCAAGTTTTGCTATAACTTTCTCTTAGTACGCGCGTACTAAGAAGAAGTTTATGTAAAATGCGAAAATACTCTACAAACTCATGCGATTGCCTTAAATCCAATGCCGTGATAGACCGTTACACCAGAAATAAGCGCCTTTTCTGCGTACCAATCCGGGTGAGCGGTCAGTTCTGCATTGAACTTCTTCAAGCTGCACACATAGTAGCCATTGCTCTTGCACCATATCTTATAGGTGTCATAGAGAGATTTTGCTTTTGTGTACCCTTCTGCGATATGCTCACATTTTTCCTCAAGGAATTGCAGCACCAGGTCATTGTCCTTCTCATACTGACGGACAACGGATTTCATGCTTTCTGTCATCCCAAGCCCAAAGCGGCGATACTTAAAATAGCCAGCCACCAACCATGTGAAGATACCCTTCATTGCTTCTGGGGACTCAAAGAAATCCTTCAAGCCCTTGTCCTGCTCTGCATCAGAAAAGTGCCTGTTGAACTCAATGACACGCACACGGTCGGAAGCGAACAGACTCTTGTCCTTTACGGAGGGAAGGTCATTGCAGGACAGCCACATGGTAAACTGCGGCTTGAAGGTGATAGCCGATTGATACAGTTCACGGGCGGTAATTTCTTCACCACCTGTGTACTGTTTGATAGTGGCTTCATCCAGCTTCCCGGCAGTATCGCTTTCTGACATAGTGACAAAGCGTCTGCCTTTCAGCTTTGCCAGCACAGAACTGGGGGCTTCTGCGTTCTTCTGGTGGTCTGCCTTGCAAATGAGTTCCACTGGGGCAACCGTAGAATAATCGCCCAGCAAATGCTGAATAGCGTCAAGCATGGTAGACTTGCCATTTCGGGTAGTTTTACCGTGGAGGATAAACATACATTCCTCTTTGCTTGTACCCAGAATAGAATAACCCAGCGCCCGCTGCAAATAGTCGGCCTTGTCCTTATCACCCTGGGTGACCTCACCAATGAACTGCTCCCAGCGGTCACAGCGCACGTCCTGCAAGCTATACTCAAAATTAGTCTGCATGGTCAAGAAGTCATTCCATTTATGTTCACGGAAGGTCATAGACTCAAGGTCATAGGTTCCGTTCTTGCAGTTGACTAAGAAGGGGTGAGTGTCAAACTTCTCTGCTTCAATCCGCATACTGTCGGCAGCATCCTTCATCATGCGGTCACGGAAGCGGCGGTCACCCATCTTTGCCACGAAAGACATATACTGCTTGCGCTTTTCTTCATCCGGGATTTCGCCACAGTATAGAGCCATGAGCCGCACGAACTCTTTAATCTTCGCAGCCACCAGCAGGGAGCCTACATCCTTCTGCCATTTTCCGCTGTCGTAAGTGTACCAGGACTTTGCTTCCGGGCAGAAGCGGGTGTCATTGGAATAGCACTCGCTAAACAGGTCAGCCATGCCTGCTTCATCCCAGGAATACCCGGTAGAGTCCTCTTGATACGGAAGTTCGGGATGACATTTCTTGATGTAGAACATTTTCTTGCTTATGTCCTCTGACGTGATATAACGCCCGTTGGATAGTTGAAATAATTCATCAGCCATCAGTCTGTGCCCTCCTTCTTGAGGAAGGCTACGAGTTCGGTCATGCAGTCCGGGCAAAGGTCATAACTTGTTCTGCCATAATATTTATTATCAAGGTCACGGTCAATCAGAAGAAGCCCGTTCGCTTTGCCGTTTTCCTTGAACTGCGTACTACCGTCATAATGCTCAAACAGTTTTCCGCAGCGGTCACATTTTTTCGCTCTCACGCTTTGTTCCTCCTTCTTCCAACGGTTCCAGTGTATCCGGGTCAATGGTTGCAATCATCAATCGGTTGGGCAAGCCCCAGTCCGTCATCTGGTGAAATACCAGGCAGTGTTTCACGGGCGGCTTCCCATCTTCTGCAAAGCAGTAGGTAGTTTCTGGATACTCCACGTAATAGCCCTCAAACCACTGGTCACTGTCATCCGATTTTGCACGGTAACGAGAAGGTAGAGCGGATTTTGCGCTATCGTATTGTGTACGGAGGGCATTGCGACCTGCTGTAAATAATTCCAGATTTTCCCGTATTGCTTTTTCCTGCGCTTTGTTCAACCTATCACGCATTAAATCTCCGTGCAAGTCAAGAATAGCTTCGTCATATTTACGAATAATCTCTTTGTCCGTCATGGTTTCACCTTCTTTTATCACATATTTTTATAAAGATTATCTCTTACGGTTTGCAAGTGGTTTCTCAACTGGGATTTGTCAAGCCTGGGCTTATCCAGTAGCTTTAAGGCATAATCAAATCCTTCAAGTGCATCTTGCAGCATAGAACGGTATCCATCCGCAATGCGCTCATAGTCATCACCTTCTGGAAATTCTCTACGCAAATCTGACACGATTTCTTTATAGAGTTCTTCGCAGTCACGCCCAAGATGTTCATAAATTACCTTCTGCAAGGTATCTTGCTCACTCCCAAAGACCAGTTCCATAGAACCATCATTCATGTAAAGTGTCCGTGCCATCTCGCTGCACCTCCTTTGAATAGCACTGCCCTTCGCACCCGCCGCTTTTGCTGTATTCGCAGCCCAAACATGGGTTACCATAGCTGCAATTATCGCAGTTATCACTGCAACCCATTTCGGCGCATATCTCGCACACATCCATTATGCTACCTCTATGCTTTCTGCCAGATAGTCACACCACTTCAAGAACGCCCGCAGAAGGGGATTAGTGTTGCCCTGGCCTGCCCATCCTGCAAAACCAATGAAGCCATCTGTGTTGAAGGAGATTGCTTCTCTCTGGGTGAAATAGTGAGAGTTCATGAACAAGTAGCAGGAAATGATATGTCCGTTGGACTTCTTTTTCATTTCTACCTTGCGGCTCAAATACATGGAGGAAACGGAAGTTTCCCCGGCATTGTTTGCCTGCTTCAACTCCTTCTGTACCATCATAATTAAAACCAGAATGTCCCCTTCGTCAATGCAGTCATAGGACAGACCTTTATTTTTGAAATACTCCCGTGCTTCGTTGGTTGTGCAAACGGGTTCGTATCCTCTGCAACTCATATTATTTACCTTCTTTCTTGAGTTCGGCAGAAAACGCTTTCTGGAATTGCTCAATCACCCATTCGGGTTCAAGGTCATGCTTGTCTGCTGTGTCTTTACACATAAGCAGGGCAAGGGAAGCGTCCGCTCTTATTGCCGATAGAGCGTCTTTAATATAATTTTCCAAGAGTTTACCTCCTGTACCGTGTCACGCTGTCCGTTATGGTCTGCAACTCCCGGTCATGCAGCGGGGGCTTGCAAGCCTGCTGGTTTACGTAACACAATTCACTGTATATTTGCGGTTTACTATATCCCGTGTTGTGCATTGCCCCGGCAAGGGATGTAAGCGAAAGGTTTCTGCCGCCAGAAATGATAGGGGGATACTCTGGTCTTATAAAGACCTTTGTCCCTTCTGGCTTGCGGAATGTCGGGGCATATATTCGTTGAACCATGTCCTGCTTACCGCCCGCCCGTTCAATCTCTGGAAAGTATTTCTGCACGATATGGTCAATGGCTTCCTGGTTCTCAATAATTTCTGGGAATATAAGAACTTTCCCGGTCATGATGAAGAACCTTCTGGCCTTGTAAATTTCAACCCCGCCAAGATTGTTTCGCCCTGTGAAGGGCAAATTGCCACGCAGCAAAATATGTACTCCACGCCCGCTTCTGGACTTTTCAGTGTAAGAGTGACAGGCTTTCATAATGTCAGCACATAGTGGGGTCATAAGCCCGTCCTCAAACCCAGTATCAATGTCGATACCCACCAGTCCAGTATCAGCAAATACAAACCCAATGTGATTGTAAGTGCCGTTCTCTACTGCCGCCTGCGCCTGCTCAAAGGTTCCCCAGGTGTCCGGGGCAGTAGAGGAAGCGGCCTTACGCTCAAAGGATTTCATGGGGACTTTGGAAGTATCCCAGGCACACACCCACTGTTTTGCTTGCTTTAATTCTTCTGGTATTCTGGAATAGTCCATCATCCCCAATCGCTCCTTTACATTGTAATCAATTCACTATATGGCAGGTGTTCTACCCAGTCACAGAAGGTATGCCACTCGTCCAGTTTGTGGCTTTTCCGGGCATGGTAGACATTCTTGAGTACGGCATAGTTAAGCTGCACCGTGCGCTTCTGGTTGTAGGAGGACGGCAAAAGCTGTATCATCTGCCACCAGTAAAACTTATCTTTGGTTTCCAGATACATTTCTCTTGCTTCGTTCAACCCATCAATAACCGTTAAGAGGTAGGTCTTGAAGGTGCGCTCAAAATCCAGTTCATCTTGCAAATGCTCATGACTGAAATCATCCAAAGTGAATTGCTTTGCCTGGATTTTGTGCATAGTGGAACAGCTATTCGCAACGGTTCCAACCTTATAGGTGTCAAACTCTTTCCACCAGTAGAGCGGGGCAGTAAGGTCTACGGTGACGGTAATCATCCGCATAAACTTACTATGGTCGGTTCCCGAACCTACCAAGCGCTTCATAAGGTCAAGGTCTGCCTTTCCCAGGACGTATTTGTCCACCCGGCAATAGCGGTCATCCCTTAATTCACACCCAAAGCACCCACCTGTTGGGGAGGTAGGCTCCCAGCAATAATGACTGTCGGTCTTGTCCCAGGAGTTCAGCGGATTTCTCATGCCCCGAACTGCGGCTTCCCAGCCACAGGTATCAGTTCTGTCAATTTTAATCACACTTCACACCGTCCCTTCTGCGGATAGCCATGTACTTTTTGTAGTCAAGACCCTGCATTTCAGCGGCCTTATGTAAGGCTTTCTTTTTGGCGGTGTACCGTCTGGTAAGTGGAGTCTTTTCTTCTCCTACCCGGCACACAAAATATTGGCTACTGCCTTTCTCTTTTGATACGGTATATTCCAGAACCATTTTAGCTGCTTCCTCCTTTATTCGTTGCATGAGATAATCGGCATCCAGTTTTGTCATGCTGTTGTAATAATCAGAATGAAAGAACACTTCTATCTCAATTACATTGCAATCGTAACTGGGGGGGTGAAGCCTGCAAGCAGGTTGAAATAGTCGATTGCCGCTCTTTCAATAATGGCATTGGTCAAAGGAGTCAAATTCATCACATGGATTTCCTTTCTTCGATTTCTGCCATTTTTGCAGCGTTCAGCCGGGTATCCCCGTGAACTCTGCTGTAAGACAGATAGCCGTTCATACGGTCAATCTTAGTGAGGTTCGTGCTGCCACATACAGGGCAAACGTCCATGTCCAATTCCTGGTGACCACAGTCATCACAGTAGGCAAGGGAAAGGTTTACACCTTCATAGTAGCCAAGGCTCATAGCCCGGTGAACCAGTGTTCTCACAGCGTCAATGTTGTAATTTACGGGATAGCGGACGTATTGGATTTTACCGCCGTTCATGGTGTTCCAGAAACGCCCTTCCAGGTCTTGCTTCTGAATAGGTGTGAGTTCTTCGGTCACGTGGCAGTGGAAAGAATTACTCACATAGGGACGGTCACTGACGTTTTCAATAATGCCATACTTCTTGCGGAACTGCTCAACCTGCAACCCGCAAAGGCTTTCCGCAGGTGTGCCGTAGATAGCATACAGCCAGCCGTCAGCCTGTTTGAACTCATTGACCTTCTGGTTGATATGCTCCATGACCTCAAGGGCGAACTGCCCATCTTCGGCAATGGATTTTCCGTTATAAAGCCGCTGCAACTCATTAAGTGCGGTAATGCCAAAGGAAGCAGTCATGGGTTTCAGAAGGGGCTTAATTTTGTCACGGGGTTGCAGGTGACCGCCGTAGAAGCCGCCCTCACAGAACGCAATGGGGTTGACGCTTGCCCTCATTTCTCCCACATACTCATACGTGCGCTGGTGGATACCTCTAATCATTTCCAGATAGAAGTCCAGCACTTCATAGAAGTCTTTGTTCTCCTGCCGTGCTTTTGCCAAAATCATAGGCAGGTGCAGGCTTACGGCTCCAATGTTGAAGCGTCCCACGAACACAGGCTTGTCCTCTGCGTCTGCCGGGGTCATCCCACCACGCTCAAACCAAGGGGAGAGGAACGCCCTACATCCCATCGGGGATACCACTCTGCCGTACTTCTTGTACATATCAGCCACATAGCCGTCCCCGGTAAGAGAAAGCCAATCGGGATACATGGTTTTTGTGCTACACTGGATACCAGCTTCAAACACATCTTCATTCACACAGCCCTTGCCGTGAAGTTTCTCGTCATAGAGGAAAACCAATTTCGGGAACAGGACGGGCTTTTTGTTATCTGGCTTACCCTGCCCATTCTGGTGAACCCGCAGGAAGGTCTTGCTTGCCATCTTTCCAAAGGTGTCCGTGGCAAGACCAAAGGTCATCGTGATAAAGGGGTAATCGCCACGGGAACTGCCCACAGTGTTCAGTTTCATTTCAATCCCCTGGAAACCCTGCTCATAATCCCGCTGCACTTTGTTCAGTGCATAGTCACGGCTTAACTGTTCGGCAGCGGAGTAGTCGGCTCCCACGTGAAATGCCATATCCATATATTCGTCTCGGTATTTATCAAAGGATTTCACGGCATACGGGGACAGGATTTTATCAACTTCTGGGACAGTAAAGCCGCCGTACTGCTGGGAAGCTGTTGCCAGAATAATGTCACCCAGCACGTCAAAAGCAGTGTCAAGGGACTTTGGTTCGTTGTACCAGACGTTGCCCATCTCAAATCCACCAGCCATAATAGCGCCCACATCACACAGGCAGCAGTTGATGGTGTCCAGACGGGCAGACTGGTCATGGATGTAGATATATCCATCCTTACAAGCCTGCAACTCGTCTTTCGTCATAAAGAACCTACGGTACAGGCGCTTGTTGAGTTCGTTGAAAATCAGACAGCGTTTTGTTGCCACCAGAGCGGAGTCCGTGTTTGCGTTCTCCTTATCCCCGATAAAGCGAATAGACTGGCTCTTGATGTAGACTTCATCCATGAGGTGAACAAAGTCCTGCTTATAATTTCGGTAATCCTTGTAGGACTGCGCCACTTTGGGGTTGAAGTCCTCAAGAACCTGTTCCATGACATTGTGCATTTCACTTACAGGGATTTCCTCAAGCCCCTCCCGGTTAATCAAACTGACAACCGCAGCAACAATCTCATGGAAATCGGTATCCGTAGGCGTAACCATAACACGGGCAGCGGACTTTTTGACGGCATTTACAATTTTCTGCCCGTCAAATTCTTCCAGTGTACCGTCCTTTTTAATAACTTTCATGGAGAATAATCCTCCCTTCCTTGAGTGTGGATTGTACATTGATGACCCTCTGATTGGTGCTTCCTGCCCAGGGATAGGTAACCTGTTTCAGTTCGGTCATAAATTTCCCGTCAACCAGAACGTCAATGGGAGTCATCATTTCCCAAAGGCTCTTATCCTGGACTATTTCATCCCAGGTGTATCCCGTGTAAACCCAAATGGTCTTGTTCGGGAAGTGCGATTTGACTTCATACATCAAATGAAGCACGTCCACACGGTTAGCGGGGTGAAGCGGGTCACCACCCGAAAACGTAATCCCGGCAACGTAGTCTTTCCCCAGTTCCTTGAAAATCTCGTCTACATCCTTCACTGTGAAGGGAAGTCCGTCATCCGGGTTCCAAGTAATAGGGTTCTGGCAGTCCTTGCAGTGGTGGTCACACCCTGCAACCCAGAGAACCACACGCAGACCGTCACCGTTATTCATGTCATCATGGGTGATATTATGATAGTTCATCACACGTCACCCGCTTTGCGGTGGGCAGACAGGTCAACATCAAATCCGTCCGGGTAACGGGCTTTGAGTTTTTCAATGTTCTTCTGCATAATTTCGTCCATATCCCACCCAAAAGAGTGACAAATCATGGCAATGTACCACAGAATATCGCCCACTTCTTTCTGGGCATGGTCAACGTCCAATTCCTTTTCGTGAAAAATCCACTTTTTCATCATGTCGTTGAACTCGCCAGCTTCGCCAGACAGCCCCAAGCAGCCGTTCAGAATACCGCCCAGGTCATATTTTTCAGTAGGGCGGTCAGCTTTTGCCTGCTTGAAAAAGTCAATCATTTCCGCTTTATCCAGCAGGCGTTCAGTGGCTTTGCCATCGTTGGTACGCATAGCCAAGTCCTGGTAGTCTTTACCGTTCATTCTTCTTGTCCTCCAAATCCTGTTTGATAGCCGATGCAGAAATAACACCAGCGGTGAAGCCCAGCACAAGCACCACGGCAAAGAAAAGGAGAAGCAGGAGAATGGCAATTAAAATCTTCATGATATAGTCCTCCTTAAACCCCAATCACACGGGATGCAATCATATCAGCGGTATGGGTATATAGAACATTGGGGTACTTCTCAATGGCAGCACCCAGGTTATTCCAGACTTCCTTATCGTCATAGGCTCCCATGTGCCAGCGAATACACAGTGCTTCTTCCTCTGTAAGAGGTGCAAATCGTTGTGCTAAGATGACCGATTTATCTCCGTGACCACATAGGGGAAGGTTTTTGCAATAGTCAAAGGTTCCGTCCGGGTTCAGCGTGTACTGGTCACATTTGCACAGGTCATGCAACATACCTACGATGCAGGGACTTTCTTTACGTTCCCAGTGCAGGGACAGCTTTTCGGTAAGGAGAACCAATGCACGTGTGACCTGGAAGCTATGGTCAAATAATCCTCCCGGATAATTCCCGTGGTATTTTGTAGAAGCGGGAGCATCAAAGAAGCCAAGACCAAACAGAAATTCTTTCAACATTCCCATGTCGGCTTTGGAAAATTCTCTGCTCATGAGGTCATCGAATTGCTTCAATCTTTCTTCTTGTGTCAGCATTTTCAACATACTTCATTCCTTTCATTTTGAAATAATGCGGTATAAGCATTGGAGAGTTTGAAGCTATACTTCGCCCTCTCCGTTGCTCATAATAGGGGTTATCCCAAAATGCTGTTAAGGTCAAAGGGCTTTTTGCCACCCGCTTTAGCGCTCTGGGTTTTGGGTTCGGCTTTTCCAGTAACAGGCTTAGACTCTTTCTTTTGAGTGTCATCCACAGGAGCGGTATCCGCAGGTTCGTCATCAAACCCGTCAGCAGGCTCTTTGTCACCCAGACGGACAAACTTGACCATCTTTCCGGGAGTGCGGTTGCTTTCCACTTCTTCATGGTCAACTTCGCAGCGGATGAAGTGTCCAACCAAATCTTCATGGTCAATCTCTGCCAGGGAGAAATCGTTGAGCGCAACCTTTGCGAAATAGCTGAAAGCGTTCAAGCCACCCTGGTTGGGTTCACCATCTTTCGTAAGCAGAGAGAAGCGTTCCACGTGCTTTTGACCGCTGGCAAGCTGCAAGGTAATCTCCATCTTGCCAAAGTCCTCTTTGTACTTGACCTCCGTAATCTGGAACACGTGGGTTCCCTTCGGAATGAGGGAAAAGCCCTCCGTCAAACCAATTTTAGCCATTGTATTTTCCTCCTTTATTTTTGTTGCGAACAGAAGTACGCACGTCACTGAAAATCATGACGGCAATAACCACTGCCATTTCTACGAACAGAGTTACGAAAACTCCGAACAAGAACGGGTTAATATACATAGGTGCTTTACTCCTTTCTTACCTTCGGTGTCAATTTGTACGTAACAGCTTCCTTCGTCTTGTACTTATCCAGAACACCGTCCTGCTTCATAGCAGCTTCGTCAATCTTCATTGACACACTGCGGGAAGTGACCCACTCAAATTGTGCGCCCTTTACGATGACCTGTTTGTCACCATCACGGAACTGCTGCATACTGGCTTCCTTGATAAGGTCTTTGAGAGTTTTCAGCCGCTTTTCATCGTCAGCAATACCCTCATTCACCTTATCAATTTTAGCCTGCAACGTTTCCGCTTCGGAAATCAGAGCGTCCAAATCACTGTCCGGGGACAAACTATTGGCACGGAGAACCTTGAGAATATCAGCGTCTTTTTTTTCATCGAATTTCGGGGACACACCACCCTCAACGTGCTTTTTCCACCATCGTTCTACCTTTTTGATGGTCTTTGCCATATCGGGGTAACGCTCCGAAACCTTGAAGGAACGCTCAAACGTGTTATCTGCGGTAACCGTGAAGTTTTCCGGGTGTTCATAGTCTTTATCATCCAGAATGGTACAGACCATAATAACGTCATCCACGCCCAGCAGATAGGCATACAGTGCAGCCTGTAAAGCGTAGTATTCGGGAATGTCCTCAAGCCAGTCCTCACTGCGCTTTGTGGTTTTCATTTCCATTACGGCAGTAGGCTTTCCGTCCTTATCCGTGAACAGGTAGTCCCACATACCTCCGAAAATGGGTTCACTCTTGAAGAAATCACCCCAGGTTTTCTTGAAGTAGTCCTCTCCAAAAGCGTCCGTAGGAGTCAAGAAGTTTTTCCAGAAATACTTCTCTTTCATGTACTCTGCCTGCTTCGGCTCAATCGCCTTACCTGCCAGGGTATAGATGGTATCCTCAAACGGTTCCTCATAAGTACGGGTGATAGCACACCAGGCGTTGAACGGGGAAGTCCATTTGTTCAAACCCATAATTGCTGCAAACCGGGTTCCTGTGCATTTCTTAGGACGGACGGGCGGCGTAATGGTGATAGTTTGGTCATCATTCCACTTCATGGTTCTTTACCTCCTTCTCACATTTTCTTTCTGTGAGTTCCATAATGGCGTAGTTCGCCAAATCCAAAAGTGTATCATCTAAGGTTTCATCAACCTTTGCGGTCTGCTCTCCATGGAGCGTGATGGTCATAAAACGCTGAAATTTGTCATACAGCTTGCCAAGGGTATAATTGGGAACTTCCCGTCTTGCCAAGGCGAAACTGTCACCGTAATCAGCGTTTTTGCGCTTGTATAAATCCTTGATGCTGTCGCAGATTTCAGCATGAACTTGAACTTTATCCATAGGTTAGCCCTCCTTACTCACCGTACTGCGCCACAATCTCCTTGAGGTTATCGCACAGAGCGGTGCAGGCAGAAGCGGTAATATTGGTGAAACCATCGGTTTTCATGGCAATCTGTTGAACAAATTCCTCCTGGGTTTCATCCTTCTCCATGAGGGTCTTACACAGGGTTTTAAGTGCATCAACCTGTTCCTCACTGGCAGCACCGTCAGAACTGGTCAGTTCCTTCTTTGCGCTCTTACGTTCCGCAGGCGTTGCCGGGGCTTTCGGGGTTTCCTTGACAGGCGCAGCAGCAACCTCCGTGAAGTCATCCTCGCTGTTGGTAGGTTCAGCACCCAGATTGCCGTCAATGTCATCGGGTTCCGTAATGTCCAAAGCCATCATCCACAGATAGCGGCGCAGGTAGGTGATAGAGGAACCAAGCGCCTGCATGGGATTGGTAACTTCCTTACCCTGGTTGCTCACAATCGGCTTGACTTCACGATAAGGAGCGGTAAACTGAACTCCTGTTTCTGCCGGGTTATCGGCATTGAAAATGGTCATGGTTGCCTTTTCACCGTCAAAAACCGTAGAGGTGACCAAACCAACACGGGCAAAGATGCGGATTGCCGGGGGAACAATGTCCTCCAACTCAAAATACTTGAACTCAAGGTGCATATTCTTACCAGACTTGTTCACTTTCTGGTTCAGAAAGTAAAGACGTGCCTTTGCCAGCTTTTGCAGGACGTTCATGCTCTCATAGATATTAGCCATTGTTCTTTTCCTCCTTGTCATTGCTGGTTGCCTTGCCGTTAAAGCACGCAGCAGCGGTGAGTTTCAGACCCTGTTCCTCCGTGAACCCTGCCTTGATGAAGCCATCAAACAGGACTTTGGTAGCTTTTGCAGCCGTTTCCAGTTCTTCACGGTCAAGGCGGTCGGACTCCTGCTGCATACGCTTCTTGATACGCCCAATCTCCTTTTTCAGTTCGTACTGGTTTGCCGCCACTGCCATTTCAATTTCTGCTTTCATGCAGATTTCAATTTCCTTACGCATTTTAATATCCTCCTTAATCGAATATAGCCAGGGATTTCTTCTTGAGAGAGTTAATCCGTCTGGTGTTCTTCCGGGGCGGCTTTACGCCCAGAAAGTCATTGATATATTTCTGTGCCAGTTTCAGATACCACTTGCGGTCTACAACGCTCACGGATAGGTTATTGTTGTTATCTACCATGCAGTGCTTTGGCAGACTGGGGACTTTAGAGTCCAAACCCGTTACGGCATGGGTTTTGTAGATGGTTCCGCAGTTGAGGTCTGTCGTGGCATATACCCGGTTTACCTTCTGAACGGGTATCCTGTCCTCACCGACCAACTGATAGCAGTAAGTGTATTTGCCGCCTACTTTTGCAATCAACTGGAAGTCCAGAAGGTTTGTGCTTGCGGCAATGGTTTCTTCCGGGGGAGTACCGTTCACAAAATAGTCCCGGATAGCCCGTGCCACGATGACGGCATTATTGTTGATGTTCCACGCTCCACCAGTCATGTTGTCCCAAGGGGGAAGCCCCATTGTGGTAAAGTCAATATTGCCGTTTGTGAGGACACCTCTCACAAGTTGTCCACCTTTGACCTTTGGCTTTTCGTCACCCACAGGCACTTCAACGTAGTTGTTTACGTCTTTCTGCACTATTTTCTGGATGAAATCTTCTTCCAGTTCAAAGCCCGTTCGGTCTTGCCATTCCTGGGTAATTTCCTGCCACTTTGCTTCATCAGAGTTATCAAAACTGACCATGATACCATCCGTGTTAAGCTGAATAATTTTGAGCGTTGGACACTCCTGGGTGAGGTGGACAGACAGTTCCAGCAGAAGTAACTGCCCAGTAATGCACACTGAACGCCCCATGAGCGGGTCATACAGGTCATTGTAGGCAACACCCGCTCTGCCGTTGAGCATGGTTCCATACGTGGTGTTGAGAACCAGCTTGAGAGCGTTTGCAGTATCCTTATCGCCTGCCTTTTTCGCTTTGACTCTATCTTCCAGAGTGTCAACGAATACTTGCGGAGAGGGAATATTCCTGCTGCAAAAGCCGTATTTTTGACCTTCTGACAGGGGCAGCGTCATCAAGTGCGGGTAGTAGCTTGCCACGTCCTTATTGCGGATGGAGCGGGTTTCCGTGGCTTCCTCCGTATAGGTGGGGATAGCGCCATGAATACCACCGTATGCAATGGTGCAGGGGCAAACACCTACCATGATTTCAAGGCTTGCGCCCTTGACCTTCTTGCCCTGTTCATCGTACCCTCCAAACAGTTCAGTGTCGGATACAGCCGGGTCATGAAGTCGGTCAAAGAAATCAAACACCTCTTGAGGAATGAACTCTCGCCGCAGCTTATCGGGGTATTGGTAGTTTCGCTCGTCCGTCCACGGCTTTGCTGGCTTGACCGCTTTCAGATATACGGAAGTCAGCTTTGCGTTGGTCATGTACATTGCTTCCCGTTCATCCAAACCTCTTGCCCTGCCCAGAGTAGCCTTGTTAGACAGGTAGTTCTGCCGAATGTGGTAGAGAATTTCGGTTGCATCCACATCATATTTGCAATACGTGATGGTCTGTTTGAGTTCGGCTTCCGTAAGCGAGCGGGTGATATTGAAGTCAACCTCCGTTTCCTCAATGGGTATGCCCAAATGGGCTTCAATACCTTTCAGAGAAACACCGTCTTGACAGTCATCCATGAGGTCAAAACTATGGAAATAGACCCTGTAATCCCGCAGGAATGGAATATCCCAGCCGTTGACTTCCTCCACGATGATTGTGTCATTGACCTGCTTGACCGTTTCTGGGTCAGCACCTACCATGACCGCTTTTAGAATGTGGTTGTCGTAGTGCTTATTATTGAACCCACCCAGGAACGGGTCACGCTCCATGAACGCTATCACAGCGTCATTGTCGTTGTGGATTATGGTGTATTCCCCGGTTGCCAGTTCTTTGAACACGAACAGCCAGTCATGGGCGAATACCTCACAGTCGAATATGTAGGTTCCTTCTACCAATTTGTTACCTCCCTTCTATAAATCTCTAACCCATCGGGTTTTCATTTCATGCGGAATAGATTGACCTCTATCCCTAACGCCTGTCCATTTCACGCCACCAGCTATACCTTCGCAGGTGAAATTGCTAGCTTTAAGGGAAGCGCCATTTTCAGATTGCAGAATGTACGTAATGACCTTTCTGTAACCCATAGCCTTTGCCACCCGGCAGCAAGCCCCGTATAGCATTGAACAGGCATTGCGTGTACCATCGGTACACAGTCGATTGATTTCACAGGTCAAGCCGTTATCCAAGTGCCGGGATACGGGCCTGCCGCATACCGCACAACCCACCATCGTTTCACCGTCAAAACACCCTATACTGAACTTGCAGCCAACAGGGGCTTTGTGGTGTCTATGATAATGATTGATGAACTCGCTTGCCTGCCGTAACGTTATTGGTTTGATTTCCATGTGTTTTCCTCTCACAGGTCAAGCATTGCAAGGGCTTTCGCCTTTAGGTAAGCAACACTTTTCTTTGGATAAACTGCTTTGAACAGGTGTTCCAGCATTTTCACCGGGATAGAGTTGCCAGCCATTTTGTAAATCTGGGTTTTGGAAATGCCGTTCGCTTCCAGCAGTTCCACATCTGCGTCTGAAAATCCCATGAGTCTGAAATACTCTGTCTGGGTCAGTTTCCTATACCGTTCTCCGTCAAAGATTTTCACCTCACGCCCCCCCCCAGACACGGTTTTAAGGGTAGGGCAGAGTCCATCGGTTCCGTAAATACGGTTCATCTGGTCATTGCCGTAATGGTTCAAGTCTGCAATCTGTTTAATCTTCATGCTGCATATCACCACTTTGGGGTCTTTGTAATCCCGTGACAGGAGTGTGGGACATATTCCCCCCCTATCTGCGATATGACCAGGATGGTTGCTGTCATGGCGTATTACGCTCTGGGTCTTATCCTCTGAAAGGAAGTATGCTTCTGGCACATCATCTTCCAGAAAATCATTCAAACATTTTGTCAGCGGCACGACAGCAGGGAAAGAGAAACTTCCGTCATCCATATCCTTTCGGATGGACACTACCAGAACTCGTTCCCGGCTTTGCGGTATCTCATAGTCCGCACAGTTCATTACCTGCCAGTAGTTGTTGTACCCAGCTTCTTCAAGGCTTGTCAGCACAATGTCAAATATGGGTTTCATGCTCTTACTGGTAAGATGCTTTACATTCTCCGCAATCGCAATCTTAGGCTTTGTAGCTTCGATGATACGGAGTGCGTCAAAGAACAAACCGCTTCTGGTCTTTCGCCCTTCTTCGTCTACAAGTCCCCGCTTTGCCCCGGCAATGGAAATATCCTGGCAAGGGAACCCGTAGGTCAAAAGGTCAAGGTTCGTGGGTAACTGGGTTTCGTCTATCTTCGTTATATCCCCGTAGTTCATGGTTTCTGGTACACGATGAATGAGGGAGTACGCTTTGCTTGCGTACTTGTCAATCTCGCAGTACCCAACCAGATTGTAGGAGATACCCAGATTTTCCAGAGCCTTTTCAAATGCACCTATGCCGCTGAATAACGATAGTACGTTCAGCATGGGTGCGTCCTCCTTCACACACCCCACAAGGGGGTGTGATTTTAGATTTTGAAAGCGGGACGCACACCAAAAGCGCCAGAAGCGCTGAGGTAGTCTGCATCGCCGCTGCTGTTGACACTAGCGAAATTGGCAGCGGAGTCCTCAACTTCATTCTGCAACCAGTACCATTCCCACGTGCCAGTCTTGCTTCCCTGGAACGCAATGCGATTTCTACGCTCCTTCATAGCTTCCCACTGCTGAATGGAGTCATCTTCGTTCATTCCGTAGGGATTTTCACCGAAAATCTCACGTTCGGTGGGCAGACGCAGCAGGTCACCGTTGGAGAAAGCAACCATCTTTTCACGAATTTCAGCCGGGAAACGGTCAAGAATTTCACCGTTCAGCTTCTTGCGCAAAGCGCACTTCTCATAACCGCCCTTGTTGGTATTGCGCTGGTTCATCGGGTATTCCTTACGCAGGCAATCCACCAGAACAAAGACCATTCCGTCCTGCTCCTGCTTGACAGCCAGGGCTTCAACTTCCTCACCATCGGTAAGAGCAAAGGGAATAACGTCACCCACGGTATAGTTACCAGCGGCAACAGTTTCAACGGTTCTGAACAACTTCATTGTAAAGTCCTCCTTATAATCATGTTTGTGTTGAGCGGGTCATTCAACGATGTTGCACCCGCATTTTCGATAGCTTGCACAGCGTTTTTTGTATGACTTTAGTAGGGACTTAATACTGTCCACATAGTCATAGGCAATGGGCTGCTGCTTGCCCTCAAAGACTCTTGCCACACGGCCTACACTTTGCACAATTACTGCATAGTCCTTTTGTGGCGTAGTGAGATACAGCCTGTCCAGTCTGGGAATATCCAGACCTTCTTTTGCCAAAGAGTATGTAGCGAATAGATACCGTTTCTGGCCTGTCCGCATATCCTCAATGGCTTGTTCTCTCTCCGCTTTCAGCGTTTTGGAAGTCATTTTTCCGTCAATGACAGCCGCTTGCCGTTTGAGTGCCGGGGGAAGTGCAGAGTAGAGATACTTCAAATGGTCAACCCTTTCCGAAAGGATAAGGTTAAAATGGTCACGGTTCGCTAATAGGTCATCCAAGATAATCCCGTTCCTGCTCTCATGCTCTGTGAGATATGAAATCATCTTCGCATAATTCACAGTGCCGTCACTGTTCAGAAATCCAGGATTTAAGGTAACGCATGTACCTTTCGGCAGTACGTCCACTTTCATGACTCTGGACTTCACAGCTTCGTCCGGGACTGTCCAAACCACTTCTCCCAGCATGGCATAGGTTGCTTTGATAAGACCGTCTGCCCTGTGAACCGTTGCAGATAAGCCGTACTTGTGCCTTGCCCGTAGACTATTCAGCACCTTACTGAACTGGGTAATTGCCGTAGGCGTACCGCTTACCCGGTGACATTCATCCACAATGATGCAATCCCATTCGTCCCGGTATTGCTCCAAATCTACTTTGCACATCGTTTGGATAGTAGCAAAGGTCATCGTTTTGCCGATACTTACCTTGCCCTCCGTAATCGTGCCAAGTAAAGAGGGGTCTATGTACTGTTCCGCTCTGGTCATGCTCTGGTTCAAAAGGTCTTTCGTGTGGGTAAGCCAAAGGGTTTTTACCCCAAGGTCACAGGCCAACGCTATGCCCATCTGGGTTTTTCCGCTTCCAGCGGGAGATTGCAGTATGCCATAGTGGTTAATCAGCATACAGGCAACAGCTTCTTCTTGATATTCGTACAATGGAACTGTACCGCCGTAATCTACCTTTCTGGGAGTCTTGAACAGTTTCTTCACATCCCCATCAAGCAGAGGAAGGATTGACCGCAAGCACCCGAAAGGAAGAACCAGAGAGTTTTCGTTCATGCTGTACAAAAGCAGTTGCTTTGGGGTATTGCCAAGCCATAAGTGCATCCGCACTTTTTTCTGGTAGTCCGGGTTAGTGAGGACAAGGTTGTCCTTGCACCATTTCATGAGTTCTGGGGTAGGGTCAGTTATTTTGAGATAACTTCCAACTTCTATGAACATTGGTCATCCTCCATCCGCTTTACCCATTCCTCAAAAGTGGAATACCCGGAAAACTCTGTGATGGTTTTCTGTCCGTGGAACTGCTGCAAACACAGGTCATCATAATGCACCATGTAGATTTCGCCGTCTGCCATCTTCATTGCAAAGTAGCAGTAAGCATTTCCCCGTGCTTCCCACAGGGTCATAGCCCCTTCCTGGTTACACTCAATCCGGGACAACGGGAAGCGGTTTCCCAAGCAGACCTTACAGTCAATCAGCACAGCAATGTTGTCTTTGACAGCTATCACGTCTGCGGGCTGCCCCACCTGGTTCTGCGCCATGTTGTGCGCCCACCAGCCATTTTCAGCCAGCAATTCACAGAGTTCTTCTTCAAAGTGACCGCCTACCGTGCGGTTCACAGTCGATTGGTTCATGCCATAACACCTACCTCCATTCGTATTCCTTGCCATATTTCTGTCTGTACCAGTTCTCAAATTCCCGTTTATGTACTGGGTCTTGCAAGTAATCGGTGACCTTGCGGGCAAGAATACGGGCTAAGTTGTCCACAACCCGACTCTCCATCGGCGTGACGCTCATACATCAACGCCCATTCGCTTCTCATAATCCTCAAGGATTTCAAGGGAAGTCTTGATAATGTTCTCTGCTTTCGCACCCTTACGAACACCACGGAGTACAGAAGAAAGTTCTGTTTTCTCTGTACAAATACCGTGTTCTTCCAAACGATTTATGAGCCAAACGTTTGTAAGGGTGTTGCGGTCTAACAGAGTTCGTACTTTTTCTCTTTCTTCACGCAAAAGGGAAACCTCCTTTCTATAATTTCTTGTAAACATAAGTTGACATAGGAAGTCCCTAATGCTATAATAAGCTTGCTACAACGTATTAACCATTAGAGAACTCCGGGGTGAAGAACACCATCGGGGGTGTGTTCTTTGTTGCCATTTGTTGTTTACAAACACAGTATATCGTAGTTCTCGTAGTTTGTCAATGGGTAAAAACGTATTTTCCGTAGTTTTCTGAATTTGAGGAGGATAAGACTATGTTCAAGACCATTTTTACCCAGCTTTGCAATGAAAGGAACGTTTCTCCGTCATACGTCATGGAACAGTTGGGGTATTCAAATAGCGTGTACAGCAAATGGAATGACAAGACCCTTCCTCGTTCCACTACTTTGATGAAGGTTGCGGAATACTTTGGGGTTTCCGTTGAATATCTCAAAGGTAATGAAACCAAAGCAATCCAAACTCCCAAGACTGCGAACGAAACCAATGAGTTTTCTAACCTTTCGGAACAAGAAAAGGCTATTCTCCGTTTGTTTCGCTCTACAACAGAGGATGGACGCTTAGATATGATTGCTGCACTCAAGATTATTCAAAAAGACACAGAAAAAAAGTGTGCAGCAACAGATACAAAGTCTGTTGGATGAATATAGGGGTTCAAAGATAATCCCGTTTGAGTTAGCACAAGCACACAAACGGTTAAAGGAGTTAGAATAATGGACGTAGTTTTATATATGCGGTACAGCAGCGAAAGGCAGACCGAACAATCCATAGAAGGACAGCGTAGGGTCTGCATGGAGTTTTGCAATCGAATGGGCTATGAAGTGGTAGACAGTTATATTGACCGTGCCACTTCTGCTTTTACCCATGCTGATAAGCGAACCGCATTTCAGAAAATGATACGTGACAGCGAAAAGCAAATGTGGCAGGCTGTCATAGTCTATAAACTTGACCGTTTTGCCCGCAATCGGTATGACTCTGCCACCTATAAATCCAAACTCAAAAAGAATGGTGTGCGGGTCATATCTGCTACCGAAAATATCTCTGACAATCCAGAAGGTGTCATTTTGGAAGCCGTTCTTGAAGGTATGGCAGAGTTCTATTCCAAGGAACTATCACAGAAAATTACCCGTGGTATGAATGAGTCTGCTCTTAAAGGTATCAACCTGGGCGGTCACATTCCCCTGGGCTATAAGCTGGTTAATAAGAAACTAACCATTGATGAAGTGACTGCTCCCATCGTGAAAGAAGCGTTCTTCATGTACGCCAACGGTGCTACTGTTGCTGAAATCTGTGAGAAGTTCAACAACGCTGGCTTTGTAACTGCCAAGGGCGCAAAATTCAACAAGAATAGCTTCCGCTCCATGTTCAAGAACGAACGGTATATAGGCGTATATAAACACAAAGATTTAAGGGTTGAAGGTGGTGTCCCGGCAATCGTGGACAAGGACACTTTTGAAATCGTTCAGAAGCGTTTGGGTGTAAACGCTCAAGCCCCAGCCAGGGGCAAGGCTAAGGTAGATTATCTGCTTACCCAGAAGATATTCTGCGGTCATTGTGGCGCTTTGATGACTGGTGAGTCGGGTACAGGCAAATCTGGAAAGGTTTTTAATTACTACACCTGCTCCAACCGAAAGCGGCTGCACACCTGCGAAAAGAAACCTATTAAAAAGGAATTGATTGAACGGTTGGTTGTCCAGGACGCTATAACACTTCTGAACCCGGAAACCATAGACTATCTTGCCGATGCAGCTATCAAAGAGAATGAAATCTACATTGCCCAAAACACTTCGGTTCCTGCCCTTGAGAGTGAAATCAAAGAAATCGGCAGAAGTATCACCAACCTTGTCAAGATGGTAGAGCGTGGTGCAGACTCCGAAACTTTAGCCGATAGACTGAATGAACTGGAAAAAGAAAAACGAGCCGCAGAACGCAGACTCGTTGAAGCACAAGATGAAATTATCGTTTTGGAGAAGGTTCATATTGTTTGGTGGTTAAGCAAATTCACAGAAGGTGACATTGAGGATGAAGATTTCCGTAGGCACATCATTGACCTTTTAGTGAACTCTGTAACCGTGTGGGACACCCCCGATGGATGGAAAATTACGGCTGTATACAATCTTACGCCAGAGAAATCCAAGACGTTTTCGTGTTCGGATTTGACGTTCAATTCTCCACCATCAGCTCACACGTCTTTTGCTTTTTAGCATAGTGCGTGTGGGCTGTATTTATATAAATTTGAAAAGGGTTGACGCTTTCGCGTCATCTAAAGGGTGGAATCCCCTTTCAAAAAGCGGCGCAGCGCTTGGCCATCCCGAAGATTTGCGTGAGGCCATGCAGCCCTGAAACAAAAAATCCGAGTTGTGGTGGCAGTGATGCAAAAAAAGCAAAACCAAATGGATAACGTCTGATTCTTGCGATTTCTTATAAAAAAGCTCGTATTTTGCACAAATGGAATGAAATCGTTTTTTGAATTGCACTTGAAATTCAGGAAGAGGATAGGTATATTTGTTTTTGCTATCGTTGAAAAATGATAATGATCCCATTGCTTTTACAGCCGCATCCCTCGCTGAAGGCCTGAATGGAGAGCAATGGAAGTTTTGAAGTTTGCAAACAAAGACAAAAATGTCCGGTTTGAAGGGGAGGCCTTTTGGCATGAGGACAAACTATGTGCGAGAATTTTCGGAGATACCGTCGCTTCAGCACGCAGGCAGGATCAATTATTGTCTGAGCTTGAAAGACGGGGAGTACCATATCACGGCAAAACAATCCTTCGTTGCGGATGCGGCTTCACGGATCGAGGATTGTGAGCTGCCGGAGATTGCGCGGGCACTTGCGGAGCGGCTGCTGCTGCTTTTATATGAGAATGCAGTCCCTCTGGAAAACCTGCGGGATGTGATTGCGGACTGCTGTGTGGCAGCGATGGCAAGAGGATAA